CCGGTTTCCTGTTAGTTGGTAACCTAGCTAACGGCTTTGCTATGCATTGAAGTGTACTTGGTTGAATTTAGGCTATATTAGCTGATTGTACACCGCGGCGCTCCCTTCGACTGTTCCTCAGCGCTCGTATACCCCAGAAGTTAATTCCTAAAAAAAAGAAACACCAGCGGGACAGCGCTGTGTAATTTATTTTCATCATCGCAACTAGTGTAGACGCCATCCTATTATGATCAGGGGGAGTCTATGGACGAAGTGGTGAACACGCATATATAGCAGCCGATAAAGCTCTGAGACTATCATACCCGGATGGAAGGGATGTTACCCAATAAAAAGGATGGTAGAGTTCACTCACAGTTACTATGACGCGGCGAAGTGTGCGGTTTCGCCTGGGGCCCCGAAGAGCCCTTGCCTTAGTATTTCTCACCCACGTATTGCAACAACCCCTAGACTGATGTCATCACCTCACGACTAATGTTGCTAGACGGTTCCACTGCATGCCTGGGAAGGTCGGGTTATCCCCTGAGAGGTACTATTGGTAACTCGGTTTCAAAGGTCAAAAGCCTTTGTTGCTAGTGTGTGACGCAGCGCATCTTTTTGGGGGTGCGTGTTTGGCGACAGCGTCACATTGCAGCGTCGTGCACGACATTGCGGTGAGAACCCGGTGGCACGGTATGCCACGCAGATCTCGACTGCTTAAACAAACAGATAAACATCATAAAAACACAAAAATAAAAATATACGAAACCACCATGTCAAGCTCAACTAACTCTCATCTGCCCAGAGCTTACCCAAAATTCATCGGAGGTGCACGCCAATGCACCGTCCTCAAAGCTCCCTATCTCACACGTGACACTCATGCGTTGGGGTCACGTGTAGATAACAAATTTATCGCACTATCAATTCGCGATTCCGCAATTGATCAATCACCTCGCACTATGCAACGCGACAGCGGCATTGACACTCCCATACGACACTCTTTATTGATGAGTGATAACGATTCCCAATTATACACATATACCCCAGACTCCGCTGCGCAGTCAAACGACGCGGAGGATTGGGAGGAGGATTGTGACTTCGACGCACCGCAGTCCAACACGCAACAAACTCTCAAGCGCACTACGCCCACTGCTAATGATTACTACGTTTGCTGCCAGCGCAACCAATTGACCGATTACTACATTAATTTACCTTTTGGCGTCTTTTTTTACGATTTAGAGTTTGTCGTAAAGGTTTCGTACGTTCCTGACGGTGTGACAGTTGCGCAAGCGAGTGAGCTATACATTCGGACTCTTGAAGATTACAACAACTCCAACGGTTATTTCTACAAAGGTGGTATTCTGGGAGGCACTAGAAAAAAGAAACGGCAAGAGCAGAAGCCAAAGAAGTTAACCGGTGGTGGCGCGTATAGTGCACCTCAACGCATAAGTATGAGTGGCGCTGGAGCCTATAACGTTGGAAAGGCTATGAAGCGTGGGTTGGCTTCTATCAAGAAGGAGAGCTTGACGATCGCTAAGAGTGCAGTAAAGACGGCTATCAAGGAGGGAGTTGCAAGGAGTATACAAGGAGCAGGTAGCTACACGGTTCCGAATCAGTTGGTCAATAACAACTACCCGACATCTGAGATACTATCATCGCGCGATGAATCTGATAGTAGAGTCATCACCGGTGTTGAGTACTTCGGAGACGTTTTCAACAACACTGGCTCTATACTTAGCGGTGTCGCCTTCCCGATGAACCCTGGCTTAATGCTACCGAAATTACAGCAACTTGCCGCCAATTACATATCCTATGAACTGAAGCAATTAGTTTTCATGTTTAAGTCCGACGTTGTATCCACTGGAGGTTCGCTCGGTGAAATCCTCATGTACTTTAGCATGAATCCCGATTCGCCTTCCGCTAGCAGCAAGCTCGAGATATTGGACTACCATGGTGGCATGTCAGCGCGAGTTGACCAGGACTGCATGTTGGGTGTAGAGTGCGACGCTGCGAAAACCCAGAAGCCTTCCCGCTTATATATACGCACCACAGGAGTAACAGGAGCAATAACCACTTACGACTACGGCAACCTTAACGTCTACACGTACAACGTGTCGCCATCTGTTGTGGCGAACGGCACTGTAGTTGGCCGGCTCTACGCCTATTACACTATCAAGCTTTGCGAGCCAGTTCTAGGTACTTACTTGGGCAACACAATAAGGCAAGACGATTTCGTTTGCGACGTGAACGCTACGTATTCCGGCTTCTTCTACAGCACCACGCTCCTGCAGTCCGGTATTTACAATAATGCCGGCGGCACTTTCTACACCAACAACGTCTACACTTTCGGTGACAACACCGTAGGATCATTCCGTTTGACTTGCGTTTTTTATGGCACCACGTTTGCCAATGCGCCCACTGGAATAACCACCTCAGGCAACATCGTCATTCTTAGTGACGTCGGTGCATCCTTGGACGCGGCTAGCGTTATTGTCGCTAGTACCACCTTCGTCGTGTTATGTTACGATTTGCGCGTCACGGCTGCGTCTACCGCGCGCGGCAACTACATCACCTTCGTCCCGGGGTCTTTCACCGCCGGCACCCTTTATAACACCTCTTTCCAATTAACGCAGGTCAACCCATCACGATCTGGACTGGCTAACTTATGAGAATTGCAGGTAACTGCCTCGGACCCACATCTCTTCTTTCTTCCACTAACACTATTAAGACACGCTTTACCCGCTCCTTCCCGTTACTACGAGGTCAGTTACCGCGTATTTTGTTATTTGTTTCATGAATCCGGCCACGTCACGGTATTCGTAGGTGTCTACAATGACGTCTCTGCCTTTAGTGGTGGTTGGGTGTTTTATGATGCGGATGAAGCTACCGCCGATATGCTCATAGAACATCAGACCTGGCATGGTGAGATTTTGTTTCAGAGCTCAGATTTAGCACCCTTGTCGACCAACTTGTACGACTTCGTCATTCTTTCCGTAAACGACGAAACATATTGCGACAATGCTTTGTGTGCCACCCTGTGCTCCTTGGACGTGTGTTCTTGCTACTGCGATGTCCTCCATTGCAACCATACGCTCCATTACGGTGTCACCCGCAACTTCAAGCCCGATGTCGTTCACTTTCCATTCTGCTCCAATGCCTTCGCAATCCGCTCACAACTCAACGGCGCTAACGGGGAGCACACAGGCTCGGATGACATAAAGAAGAAAGTGCCACCGCCTAGTAGTGGCAAATCGCGCGCTAATAAAACGACACCAAAACCAGCAAGCAAGAATGTAGTGCGAACCTTGCGTAAGAAAGCGTCAGCAACTTTACAAGCTACCTCGGTCAAAATCTTATCCGACCCTTCTTTTGAGCCACCTAACGTCGACCCAGCATTCAACGACACTCGCGCTACAAAAAAACATTCCGCTCTACCCCCAGATCTACTTAGGTTCTGCGAGGATCGCAGTGAGTGCATTGTCGACAAACATTACCACGCCATATCAGACTTTCACCCTAACAAGCGTAAACCACTTGAGGGCGCCGCCAGAAGGCATGCTGAGAAAGTGAAGTTGTGTAAGCTTGCCGGGGTGTTGGAGTGCAATTTACCGACTCGAGATTGCCCTCTTTCTTCCTTACATTACCACCGCGTTGACAACGAGATATTGTTTGGTAAAAAGAATCACCAACGGATGACCACCCATGACGCTGCACCAGTGTCAGCCACCGCTAGTTTTAGCAATGCACCTCCCACAGGAGAGATCGCTAGCGTGGCCGACTCATCTCTAACCGCCGACACATATGAAGACGACGTCAGCGACTCGACCCCCACTCTGAACGACGATAACGATGAGCCAACGGGTATAATCGCCAGCATGGTAATCGACGATTCCTTCGTTCCTGTCTACGCAAACACCTTCCGCACCTTTGAGCAGCAACAATACGACTTATCCATATACAATAGACACCCGCCTACTGGCGTCACCGCCAGCCTCGACAATTTCTTAGTCGCACGAGCTAGAGGTGATGGCTTCTGCTTGTACCATTCGTTAGCCATGCTCACACAGGTGCATGAGAATAGAGCCGTCACCGCCAGAGGTGTCCTGATAGACATAGGCAATTATCTCGCCCGTGAAGAACATAATCTCTCACCTTCCGGAGTCGATTGGTCCACCGCTCTGCGTCACATTGAGTTCAATTCGCCAGCAGACTTTTTTCGCAATCGTAGTACACGCGGTTTTGGTACTGCCTTCGACGTGGTAGTTTACGCCTACGCAAACGGGGTTTGCGTGAACGTTTGGATGTGGTCCACTGAAGGGAACCTAACTTTGATGCAGACTGCCGACGGTCGTACCTCAAAGCATCATGTTTATGATTTACTTTACCTGCCCGATGGCGCCGGCCACTATGATCCAATGACTAGAGCTGTCGACGACTACGTTGAAGTCAAACGAAAGCAGAAAAAGTCACCACCACGCCCTCAACCTAAGCGCCAAGCCAATGCTCCACAAACCCCAGTCACACAAGAGTTGCCAGCACAAGTTATATCACCGCTTCACAACACGTCTCATAACCTAGTCGAAGAGCACTGTGCGCCTAGCATCACTGTCGCTCCTGTAGCGCCAATCGTCACTTCCAATGTCGCCGCACTCCCATCACCAAGCGTAGCACCCGGTAAAGTCACCGATCTTGATTCATTCTTCGCTGCCGCAGTTGACTTTTTATCTAAAAATTTGAAGTTTGGTGATCGTAAGCCTGATTGGGTGAGCTATCCGCCAGAGAAGATTTATCATGTTCGCTATCCGCGAGTAACTAAGCGGGTGTTGGCAATGCGCTTGCAAGCGTCTATAGCTACGCGACAGCAGACACAATTCATGCGTGACCTAGCGAGATTTATGTTCGATTGGTATCGTGGCATCTTCTATAACAGGCACAATTGCCTGTCCGCCGATGTAAGCGTGCTTTCAGTCCACCGCGAGTTGGTCGTAGCTGAAACCGTTAAACACACCCCTAAGTGGTACACTAAATTGTTGAGCGGCAAAAACTTCTCTGATCACATAGCGCATGACCTCGACGTTGTTGGGAGCGCTTACGATTACGCCACAACCCACCAAGTCGACGTGTTCGAAGATTTAGCCGACAATATACTCCAAACCATCATGGAAACGTCACCCGTAGTCATGACCGACGGAGCTATTCAAGCTTCCTTCGTCATGCTCGTAGCTTATCAGATATCTAAGATCGATCGCAGATACTACTCGCTAGATTGCCTACCCGTGACACTAAACACCGAGATGTTCATAGTTAATCAGGCCATTTTCGCTGCATACCAGAGGATGATGTCTATGAGCAACCCCTGCACTGCTAGGCGTGGCGGATACACAGCTGGTTCCATATCTATCGGCTTTATGGTTATAGATTCATTACCGTTCCTCAACCGTGGGTCGCATACTTTAGGTTACGCGCGGTTAATTCCTAAGGATGTGACGATCAATAAGCCGTACACTTTCAACGACAAATTTATCGTAGTGTCTGGCGCCGAATTTTACAACCCCGTAACCGGCGTTTTACACTTCCCCACTGACTCTGTGTACAACAAGATTGATTACGACTATAAGACACTCGGTTGTGGAGTTGTCTATGTGCACAGCGGTATCACGTTAAAGAACTCGAACTCCAATTTATCCGAAGCACTGCAGCGACACACATCTTGCCGCGGTCTCTCGCTAGAAGAAAACAACGCCTCTTTTATACGACAATCCACTTTCGTCCTCCACCACTATTCATATATGAAATCTCGTTTGGTAGCCTGCCTCGGTGTGCCTACGTGGCAACACGACATGCGAGAGGAAGCCTACAAATTGCGCGACACCCCTCATCCTAAGAAAGAGCTGCGCAAAGCAGCAATCGACAGCATGATTGGTGACGGTCGTTGGTTCCGCGATAACTGGTACACAGGCTTCACTCAGCGTTGCGAATTCAAAATGAAGCGTCGTGAGACAGCTAAGAGCGGGAAGTACGGCAGGATAATAGTTGACATCGGTGTGCACGGCAGCCTCCACGGAGCAACTTGGACCAAGGATATGAAGCAGTACTTGTCGTCCGCAGACATTAGACTCGATAATGCCATATTCCGTTTTTGTGCTGACCCGCGGCCCGAATCTGTCAGTCAGTGTTTTTCGTTCATCTCTGGCGACTATTTCAGCGCTATCCCTAGTGATGTCGATATAATACTCGTTGCTTTCTCTGACGACTGCATATTTGGAAGGCGCACCATTAGCGGTTGGGTTTTATACAACGGCGACATCTCTTCTTGCGATAGTTCACACGGCATTGCCATATTTCATGCAATGTTCAATATCCTCAACTGCCCCGCCTCTGTAGCTAAGCCACTATGGGCGCAGATCATGGCTGAGATAAAGATACGCTCCGTTAGTAAGATGCCAAATGGCAAATTGAGGAAGGATCAACGCGTCATTCTGCGTCCTACTGTCCCCTATCTGCAGTCTGGCCACACCATTACCACCTTAGTGAACACCTTTTGCTGGCTCTTCATCTTAAGGGCTCTATCCGTCTCACATGATCCTTCCGACACCGTCAAACAAGTGCAGGACAAGATATTCGATGCCACCGGTTACATAGTCGAGCTCGATCAATGTTCAATCGTGGAGGATTTGCAGTTTTTGAAGCAATCTCCAGTAATGATGACTGACGGAAAATATCACGCCATGGTCAACTTGGGGGTTATACTACGTGCTTCTGGACAGTGCAAAGGGGATCTACCAGGATCTGGCGACATTCACAAGCGCTCCGCCGCCTTTCAATATGAACTTATGCACGCATTCCTCTCCCACATAGACTACCCGCCTCTACACCGGTTAAAACCCGCCCAGAGACCGCGCGACTCGGAAGCTGCCAAGAAAGCAGTTCGCAACCAGTTGTCCGATTCTTCAGCCCACTTCTCCACTTCCGTCGTTACACCCACCACTCGAGTTACACCTCTCGCCGATAGCTTTTACAAGCGCTACCGATTGACACCCCAGGAAATCGAGGAGCTCGAGAAGACTTATACCTACAGCACAATGACGTACGTGAACACCCCCGGATCCCAAGCCATCTTACTTAAAGATTATGGTTTGCAGCCTGTAGCGTACCACGTGACACCGCCTAGCTTCCCGAACTCCGCTTACGTCGGTTTCTAAAGCGCGAGCACGTTTTCTCACACGAGAACCCGTGCCGCCTTAGCTCTCCAGATCAATTCTTCAATCCACTCAC